CGATCCTCTCGATGTACCGGATGCCATCAGCGCGAGGGATGCGGCATGAAACGCCATCCCGCCCAGCTCGACTTCTTCGGTGCGCCGGTGTTTCCGGTGCGCGAGGCAACAGACCGGATCGATATCGACCGCTATCGCGCCCAGATCAAGCGCGCCATGGCGCGGGCGATCCGCGAGTGCCCTGACGACCGGGCTACGATTGCCGCCCGAATGGCGCAGTTCCTTGGTCTGCCGGATGTCTCCAAATCGACGCTCGATGCGTACACGGCCGAGAGCAAGAGCGGCCACGACATCACCATCGTCCGGTTTACCGCCTTCGTCGAGGCGACCGGCGCGAAGTGGCTGTGGGACGAGGTTGCCAAGGTTTCCGGTGTGACGGTGCTGATCGGTGATGAAGCGCATCTGGCCGAGATCGCCCGTATCCAACAGGAGCGGCGGGCGCTGACCGCCGAGCTTAAGGCGCTCCAGGCCGTGCCGGTGAACATCCGGAGGAAGCGGTCATGAAAGAGTGGTTCACCATTGCCGAGCTGGCCGAGCTGAAGCTTCCCGACATGCCGTCTTCCGTGAGCAAGGTGCATGAGCTGGCCATCCGGGACGGGTGGAAGACTGGTCCTCATTGCCGGAAGCTTGAACGCAGGGGCGGGGGCTTCGAATATCATATGTCGCTTCTGCCGCATCGCGCGCAGGTGAAGCTTTCCGCCATCCTTCACAAGGATGAAGCGCGCGAGGAGACACGCGAGAAGCGCAAGCGGCTTTACTGGGCCGCATGGGAAGCGATGACGGACGATCATCGCATGATCTGCCATTTCCGTCATAACGTGCTGACATCCGTAGAGCTGGCGCTTGAGACGAACCGGAATTCGGACACACCGTCGAGCAAGGAAGCCATTCTCGCCACCGTCCTCGGTAAATACGAGGTGTCGGTCTCGACCTATTATGTGTGGCAGCGCGCCGTTTCTAATGTTGATCCCGAGGATTGGCTCCCCGCGCTCGCCCCGAGCTACACCGTTGATGGTGAGATCAAGTGCAAGCAGGCCGAAGTTCATCCCGAGGCGTGGGCCGCTTTCAAGTCGGACTATCTGCGCCCGGAAGGTTCCGGCTTTTCCTCCTGCTATCGCCGCGTTGAAGCCGTTGCCAAGAAGAAGGGCTGGGCGCCGTGGCCTTCAGAGCGTGCGCTTCGCCGCCGCCTCGATGCCGAGGTGGACAAGGCCGTCCAGGTCTATGCCCGCAAGGGTCAAAAGAAGGCCGAGGCGCTTTATCCGCCGCAGGTGCGCACCAAGGACCATCTGCACGCGCTTCAGATCGTCAATACGGACGGTCACAAGATCGACCTGTTCACCTGGGCACCGTGGAACACGAGACATCCGGTGCGCCTGATCCTGATCGGTATTCAGGACATCTATTCCGGCAAAATCCTTTCGTGGCGGCTGGCTGCCGCCGAGACGTGGGATGTCGTTCGCGCGTGCATCGGCGACATGATTGAGGACTACGGCATCCCGGAAAAGTTCTACATGGACAACGGCCGGGCCTTCGCCAGCAATGCGATCTCAGGGGGCTCGGCGCAGCGTAACCGCTTCCGTAAGTCCAAGAAGAAGGCGAACCGCTTCGGTATCGATGAAGAAGAAGTCGGCGGAATTCTCGTCAACTTCGGGATCGAACCACATTTCACGCGGCCTTATGCCGGTCAGTCCAAGCCGATCGAGCGCGCCTGGAAAGACCTTGCCGAAGAAATCGCGAAGCATCCCGCGATGTCCGGTGCCTATACCGGCAACACACCTGACGCCAAGCCGGAGAATTATGGCAAGCGGGCCATTCCGCTGGAGGTTCTCCAAGCGCATGTCGCCGACCGGATCGCCGAGCACAATGCCCGTACGGGCCGCAAGGCAGCCACGGCCAAGGGCCGCAGCTTCGACCAGACGTTTGAAGAGAGTTTCCGCCACCCCGGAACCATCATCCGCCGCGCCACGGAAGCGCAGCGCGATTTCTGGATGCTGGCCGAGAAGGTGGTGACGGCACGCAAGGATCGCGGGGCAGTCCATTACCTGGACAATATCTACTGGTCGCCGGAGCTGATCCAGTGGGCGCAAAAGAAGGTGAAAATCCGCTTCGATCCCGATGCGCTGCACGATCCGATCAAGGTCTACGCGCCGGATGGCCGTTTGATCTGCGCCGCGCCATGCACCGAAAAGGGCAGGTTCGACGATGTCGAGGCCGCGCATGTCCACGCCCGCAACCGCAAGACTTTCCTGAAACGTCAGAAGGATTTGCTCGACGCGCACCGCACCCTGACCGCCGACGAGTTGGCCGAGCTTTACGAGACCGGCGAGAAGGCCGAGCCGAAGAAGCCGATGCGTCCCATCGTGACCCGCATCGCCACCGGCGCGGTGTCCGGCAATCTCGCCGTCCAGGCGCAGGACGTTTTCACCTCAGAAGAGTTCGAGGCGGGCATCGCTGCCTCGCTTTCCAGCATTTCGGGCGACAGCTCGATCATCCCATTCCGTCCATCACGTTCCACCGGGCGGAAGCATAGAGCCGAATAGTAGTGAGTACGGTTCCCTGAAGAAAAAAGGCCGGGGAATAACCCCGGCCGCAAATCAGCCCCTAAGGGCAATACACAAGGGACCATTGTAATGATTGATCTTATGAGCGCAAGCTCCAATGCAAAGTGGCCGCAGCCGGAGCCGTCTCCCCGGTTTCTGGCAAAGCACTCCCCTGAGGATGTCAGTGCATGGCGTGACCTTCGCAGCCGTGTTGTCGATATTGCCGCCGTCAACGGATGGACCAAGGCCGAAACCGGCCGTCGCCTGGGCCTGAAGGAGAGCACCTTCTCACAGTGGCTTTCCGGCACGCTGGAAGGCGTTCTGGAAAACACCAACACGCCCGTGATGCGTTGGCTGGATGCCAGCGAAGAAAGTGCCGGGATCGTTTCGGCGCTGCCGGAATCGCCTGCGTTCTTCCTGACCCATGCCGCTGCGGATATCCACAACACGCTTTATCTCGCCCAGACGTTGCCCGGTTTCGTGACCATCACTCTCGATGCCGGGCGCGGCAAGACCTTTGCCTGCGAGGAGTTCAAACGTGGCCGCCCGACCGTCCATATGGTCACCCTGCATGAGAAGGCCTGCACGGTAACCGGTGCAATCAACATTCTGGCCCGGCAGATGGGTGTTCGCGTTTTTAACCAGGGTGAAGTCGTCGAGATCATTGGCGAGAAGCTTAAGCGGAGCGGTAATTCTCTGCTGATCGTGGACGAGGCCCAGCACGCCGACCGACGCGCCGTCAACCAGTTCCGTCATTTCTCCGACCGCTACAATACCGGCGTTGCCCTTGTCGGGAACGCAGAGATCCGCCGCAGGATCAACCAGGAGGGACCGAACGCGGCCAGCCGCGACCAGATCATCTCGCGGATCGACAAGAACCTGAAGCGAGATCCGCACAGGGCGGTGGACGTTCGGGCTTTCATCGACGCGTGGGGCGTGACCGATGCTTCTTGCGTGAAGTTCCTGACGGGCCTCGGCCTTAAGGGTGGTGCGCTGCGCCAGATCGACAGGACGATCAAGATCGCCTGCCTTGCCGCTCGGTGCGAACCGGAGGCGCTGGAAAAGAAGCACCTGGAAGCAGCGTGGCGGAACCGTGACGTGGAGGATGTGTGATGACAGGCACGCCTCTTGCTGCACTCACGGACGGATTGAACCGTCTTCAGGAAATGTTTTCGCCTTTTGCCAACATCGAGGATGGTGAGGCGATAGAGATCACGGCGGCAGATGTCCGCGTTCTTCTCCAGTCCATCCGCACGATGCGTCACCTCGCTCTGCTTGCCGATCGTGAGCTTGGTGCACTCCGGATGATCGAGGAAGGCCGGACGGTGAAGATGGCCGTCTTGCGAGAGCTTGAACTGTCGCTGGACGATAATGTTATCCGGCCTGATTTCGGAGGCCGGCCATGAGCACCAGTTCATATGCTTCTGATCTGATCCGCTCCATGCGGGCCAAGCTGCGGGATGCCGGGCATGGTGGCCTTGTGCTGCGCTCCGAGGACGCAATCGCCTGGGAGCGCCAGCTCAATACGGTCCTTGCTCTTGTCGAAGAGCTGGAGGCCGAAGGCACCATGCTGGCCAATGGTCTTGAGGCCCGTATGCGCGCCGAGGCGCGGGGAGGGCGTCCATTGCTCGTTCTCGTCGTCAGCAATGACAATGGTCACGGTGGGGGAACGGCGGCATGAGGACAGTGCTCACGCTTACCGTGCCGGTGGAAGTGGCACTGACGCCGGAGATGATCCGGGCAGCGGCAGGCCGCGACATGATCGCCTATACCCGCCGCATGCTGGCCCAGGAGCGCGCGGAGGCGCTGTCCGACGATGTGCGCCGGTCTCCGGTCGGGGCGCTCGGCTTTTCGGTGTCGAAGGTCGTCGCCGCTCTTGCCCGCTACGAAAATAACGTCGGTTCCCGCGATGAAAAGAGGGCGCTTGCCGCCCTCGTTGCCGCCTGCTGCGGCCTGCGGACGGCTTCGAAGGCCGTTCGATTTGACCTCGAAGAGAAGGAAAACTGAGATGGAAGCAGTCATCATTGAAGACCACGCCGAAGAGACCGGCATCGTGATCGTGTCTGGCCGCGAGTTCATGACCAATGCCAAGGGTGGCCTCGATCCCGTCGCCAACGTCAAGGACCAGTACAAGCTGGAAGACCAGACGGTCCGCAAGTGCATCGCCTACGCGGAAGACCTGAATGCGCGCCTTGCCCGCTTTCGGGGACACACGGCTGCTGACCTCTCGGCGCTCGATGCGCTCCTTGACGAAAAGTATGGCGTGAAGATCGGCGGCAAGAAGGGCAACCGTACCTATCAGACCTATGACGGGCTGATGAAGGTTCAGGTTCAGGTTTCCGACCTGATCACCTTCGGGCCGGAGCTTCAGATCGCGAAGGCCCTGATCGACGAGTGCCTGACCGAGTGGAGCGCCGACAGCCGGCCGGAAATCCAGTCCATCGTCACCCGTGCCTTTAACACCGACAAGGAAGGCCAGGTTAACCGCTCTGACGTGTTCATGCTGCTGAAGCTGGAGATTACCGACGAGCGTTGGTTGAAGGCGATGGAGGCCATTCGAGACGCGATCCGCGTGACCGGGTCGAAGGAATATGTTCGCTTCTACCGTCGCAAGAGCCTCCAGCATGACTGGCTGCCGATCTCGATCGATCTGGCGAAAGTGTGAGGGTGCGACGATGGAACAAGAAACTTTCACGCTTCCACCTGAAATCGCGGAGCAGGCCGCGAAGATGACTAGCGACTGGCAAAAGGCGTTGATGTTCGGACTTGCCGAGCAGATGCAGGCGATTGGTATTGACGACGCCTCGGCTGTCCAGATCGAGATCAATACTCTGTTTGCATGGGCTGCAAGGGCGGCGATGGTCGGCGCATTTATCATCGAAGAGCGCGAGCCATGCCGCGAACTCTGGATACAAGCGACAACCAAGAACTTCGATGAAGCTCTAGCTACGATCAGCGAGAAGTTCCCGAAGGAAGTCGCAGCCGTGCGTGAGAAAGGCAGTGTAGCATGACCGCTGCCCTCTCCTTTGACGCGATGCGCGACAACGTGATCGACAACAAGACCTTCCAGGCGGCATGCCGCCGCCTGGAACAGGGCGCGGGATCATCCGAAGCCGTGGCGATGGCGGTCCTGTCGGCGGTTGGGTTCCCCGATCTCTATGTCGATGCGCTCCGCTATCGCTTCCTGCGCGCGAGCTCGGCGGATGCTGCCCAACTCGATCTCACACTCGATACCAGCATGGAAATGCAGCTCTCCAAGGTGCCGGAATGAGTGAAGCCTTCGCTCAGGAGAAGAAAGAGGGGTCACTGCTGGAAACGAGCACTCATGCGTTCGTGCTCGCTGGCTGCGCGCTCGAGATGATTGTTCAAGGTTTCAAGAAGCACCGGCACGTCTTGAACCCGGCGAACCCAGAGGTAGCCGCTCTCCTCCCACATGTTCATATAGATGTAGTCGTCTTCCTCGCGGCAAAACGGATCGCAAACGATCAACAGATGACCGCGCATCTGACCAGATACGGTTTCGAATTGTCGGAGCGCTTGAGCAAGACAATGGCTGAGCTGCCCGTCGAACAGATCCTGTGCGTCGAGAAATGCGCTCCTCTTCAAGACCTCCAGTACTTTTTCCAAAAGCGGTGCCAAGCGCTCGGCTACATAAGAATAATAGGCAAACTGAGGGTCTCCCGGGTGATTGATGAACTGCGCTTCACCAAAGTCTATTCGATGAACTTCATCCAAAATTGCTCGCAGATCCGCAACCTGCGGATTGAGTGCACGCTCCATTTTTCTGACTTCAGATCGCATACCAAAAGCAAGAGCTTCGCTGTGCTGTCTTTCGGATATGTCATCGGACTTCCGCATGGCAACGACCGTCAGGAAAGCAGCACCTACAGCGAGAAGGCCCGTAATCAAAGTTTGAAATTCAGAGATGACAGCCTTCGTACAGCTTTGGTCTTGTGGCACGCCGGAGCACAACCAAGACCGCGTCCCCGCGAAGTTGATTACGACGGAAAAAAATATCAGAGCGAAGACAAGCAAACCAAACCAAACCAAACCAAACAGTCCAGTCTCCACGATGTTCTTGGTAGTTATTTGGGTCTTTTCGCATCGTCTTAATTTTTCCGGGTTCAATGCCAGAATCATTTTTGGTGTGGAGACTTTATCATGACCTCCACCATCGTCGCGATCCACGTCGGCTGCAAGCAGCTTGGCATTGACGAGGACGGACGCCGGGCGCTTAGCGAGCGTATTACCGGCAAGCCAAGCCTAAAGCTTATGACGCCGCAGGAACAGGAGGCAGTTGTTACCGAGCTGCGCCGCATTGGTTTCCAGCCCGCAGCCGGCAAGGCAAAGGCTAAAGGTCTATCAGGCCCCTACGCGAAGAAACTTCAGGCCCTCTGGATCGCCGGCTGGAACCTTGGCCTTGTCCGCGATCGCCGTGATGCCGCACTGCTGGCGTTCGTGAAAAACCAGACAGGCATCGACCATGTCCGATTCCTTCATGTTGCCGCGGATGGACGCTCGGCCATCGAGGCGCTGAAAGGCTGGCTGAAGCGCGAGGCCGGGGTGACGTTCGGTAATACGAATGGTCAGGACTGGCTTGCCCGTGATGGGGCAAAGATCGCCTGGGCGCAGTGGCGCATTCTGCATCCGACCGCCGGGCTGATCCGCCGCGAAGGTTTTGACCAGGAAGCCTTCCGCCTCTCCGGCCGGACTGACGTCTTCGTGCTCGACCACATGAGTGACGCCGACTGGCGCAAGGTAATGAACGCCCTGGGCGAGCGCGTGCGTGCTTCCAAGAAAGGCGGTGCGTGATGGCTGCGCGGGAGCTTCCGGAGTTTGCCAAGATACTGCCTTTCAAAGAGCACCTCATTTTCAAGGAGCTGTTTCGGGTGCCCGGCGCCTTCGTACCCAAAGATCGATTGGTCAATGTTCTTTATGCCGATGACAGCGATGGCGGCCCTTTGTGGGCAGATCGGGTTGTTACGGTGCTGGTATCGCGGTTGCGGAAACGGATCGCAGCGACCGGTTGGGTTATCGAAGGACGATATATCCACGGCTACCGGCTGGTTGTGCCTTCGCGGCATCTGCCGGACATTTCAGTCCTGACATCTATCATCGAAAAAGTCGAAACGGCTGTTGCCGACAAGCAGGAGACCCTGTCGACGGCGGCAGCCGATCTCGCACGCACGGTCGGCCCACTTGCCGCAGCACATCGTTTGGCAGAGCTGGCGATGGAAATGTCTGATCTCGCAGAACAGGAGGCCGGCCGTGAAGGCACCTCCTGATCTTCCTCTCTTTCGCCGGGCCGAGCTGGATGCCCTTCAGGAGCGCCGTGAAGCGCTTTTGAAGCGCCTTCAGGGATTGCGTCCGCACAGCCATGGCCGCGTCCGTTTGCAGGACAGGCTTCAGGCCGTGACCGTTGAAATCCTTGCCCTCGAAACCCGTTCGGAGAGACGTCCATGAGCAATGTTCGCGTTACGGATCATGCCATCCTTCGCTATTTCGAACGTGCCCATGGTCTCGATATCGAGTTCTTTCGCCGTCATCTTGCTGCGCTGGCAAGTTCAGGCGTCCGTGAAGGCGCTTCCGCCGTGATCGCCGAGGGCGTGAAACTTATCCTCGTCGAAGAGACCGTGGTTACGGTTTACGAGCGGGACTGGCCGTCGGTCGATCGACGATCCGAGGATGGCAAGCGATGACCAGCCTGCCGGGCCTTTTGGGCGATATCGCTGAAATCGCAGGCGTGGAGATTGCCTACCGGATTGCCGCCGCAAGGGGCGGCACCCGCGCGTCGATACCGCCACGCGCCCAGGCGGGCCACTGGCTGACTGAGCTGCTGGGCATGGAAGAGGCCGACAAGATCTGCCGAGGCCTCGCCACCCTCGACAATGAAGGCAAGCTGCGCGGCATCCGTGATGAGATCATCCCGCGCGGACCCGCTTCGCTTCTTCGCAATGCGCGCCGGATCGCGCGCCAGGCGCTCGACGAAGGAAAGCCTGTACGGGAGGCTGCGCGCATTGCAGGCTTGCATGAACGGACGATTTGGCGCATGAAATCGCAGGAAGACGACGACAGTCAGGGCGATCTCTTCCGTTCCGGCTGACACCTGTCAGCCGCCCCAAATCCCACCATCGTCGCATAGTCGCTCCAGATCGCATTCGCGCCTGGAGCTTTTTTCATGGATTTCGACCAGTGGCTTATTTCGCGGCTCCGTTATCACGGGGCCTATGATGGCGTTACCGACAGCGTACACGGTCGCGCCGTCATCAACGCATAGAGCGTTTCCAGCGCGCACAGGGCATCCGTATCTCGGGCGTGGCGGATGATGCCACCGTTGCGGCGCTGCGGGCCGATACGCTGACGGGCAAGATTGGCGACAAGGCCGCTCCGGCCATCCCGCGCGAACCGGTGTGGGTTCGCGAAGCACGGCGCTTCATGGGTCTGAAGGAGATTTCCGGCCCGAAATGCGAACCGACGATCGTTGATTGGGCGAAGCGCTTCGGCGGCTGGATCGCCAAGTTCTATGTCGATGACGACATTCCGTGGTGCGGCCTGTTTGTCGGTCATGTCGTCGCCGTCACCTTGCCCCGCGAAAAGCTGCCGGCCAACGTTCTCGGCGCCCTGCAATGGGCAAAGTTCGGCCGTGAACTCAATGCGCCGGCGCCGGGCGCAATCCTCGTGTTCAAGCGTGCCGGTGGCGGGCACGTCGGCTTTTACATCGGCGAGACCTCGACCCACTACATCGTCCTCGGCGGCAACCAGAACAATTCGGTGTCCATTACCCGCATCGAGAAAAAGCGCCTGGTGGCGGGCGGCATTCGCTGGCCGACGACCGGAGAGCAGCCGGGCCTTTCCCGCGTGCTTGCCTCCAGCGCGCCCATAACGACCGATGAGGCTTGATATGGACAAGCCGTCCTATTCCACAACCAAGCGCTCGATCTGGATCAACACGATTGCCGCCTGGGCGGTGATCTTCCTGCTGATCGTCGGCGGCGCGCTGCTCGGCATTGAGCAGGCTGTGTCTCTCGCCAGCATCGTCGTGCCGTCGATGGTCGCGCTCATTACCGGCCAGATGGCGCTGCATCGCCACTATGGTTCCAAGGATTTTGCCGCTGCGGCGCAAGAGCATCCGCCGCAGCCCGACCCCTCCAATCGCCCCAGGGATCAGCCGGACGAGGCGCAGGCATGATCGAGAAGTGGATCGGAAAGACCGGGATCGTGCTTCTTGCCGCCGCGCTGATGCTCTGCGCGGCTGGCCTGCTGTTTCTGACGGCTCGCCAATTCATCGGCCTGATCGAACAGGCCCGGATCGAAGTGCGCAATGAGCGCGACGCACATTGGCGGGCAGAGCTGGCCGCTTCTGAAGCGAAAACGCAGGCCGAGATTGCCGAGGCCCTGAGAGAGACGATGGCGCGTCAGGACGCCGCCATTGCGAAAGTCAGCGAGGCCGAAGCCCGCGCCGCCGAACTGGAGAGAGAGAATGCAGCCCTGCCGGATAATGGCGTCTGCGGCGTTGGCCGTGATCGCGTCCGCCTGCTCAACAAAAGATGACGCGCCGCCCGTGATCCGCACGGTGACGGTCGAACGCGAAATCCCTGCCGAGGCAAAGAAGCGCTGTGCCGATCCGGTGACCTTGCCTGATCGGCGGCTGTCGGAAACGGAGACGACGGACCTGTGGGGGCGCGACCGGACAGCGCTGCGCGTGTGCGAGACCCGCCGTGCGGCAGGTACCAGCACCGGGGGGCCGCAATGAGCAATTTCGAAGAGCGCCTTGCCGCCTCCCAGGAGCTCCTCGACGCGGCGGTTGAGGACGAGATCGCCGATGCCGCCGCAGCCGTATCGGTTCGCGGCCGCGAGACCTGTGTCGAGTGCGGCGCGGTGATTTCAGCGGCTCGCCGCATCGCCGCGCCCTTCGCCGTCAGGTGCATCGAATGCCAGGAGCTGCTTGAGACGGAAAGGTATCACCGATGATGCTCGACACCGTCGCCATAAGTTCCCTGATTGGCCTGATCTTCAGCAGCATGAACCTGATGATCCTCGTCAAGAACCTGCTCTCTGCGGGTGAAAAGAAGATCGATGAACGCGTTCAGAAGGCCGAGGCAAAGCTCGTTGACCTCGATCGGCGCGTTCAAAACGTCGAAGGCGAACTCGGTCATTTGCCGAAAGCTACGGCTCTCCACGAGCTGGAACTCAACATGGAAAAGCTGAACGCGCAGATCGCGGTCCTTACGGAATCGCTCAAACCGATCCGCGCGAATGCCGAACTCATCAACGACCTTTTGCGTGAACAGGTGAAGAAATGACTCTTGGAGTGGATTGGGAAAAGGTGAAGCGCGAGCGCGCCCGTCTCGTCATTCTTCGGGCGCTGGCCGAGCAGGTCAATGGCGCGCTCGACAGCCGGACAATCGAGGAGCTTGTGCTGCCGCCGTTCCACATTAACGAGGATCGCGTTTGGGTCCATGAACAGATGGATTACCTGGGCAAGCGCGGCGCCGCGCTCATCACCGATGCCGGCACGGTCAAGATCGCTACGTTGACCAAGCACGGCCGCCGTCACCTGGACCGACATATCGCCATCGAGGGCGTGCTGCGGCCGTCCGAACCGGAAGGCCTTTGACCCATGGCCAAAGGACGCGGACGGCTCAATTCTATCCAGCTCCTGCCGGAGGCCTGTGGGCCCACCGTCACCTGGGCGCTGGCTGAGATGAACAGGACCGACCGGACGCTCACTGATATCTATGCGGAGTTTGTCACAAAACTTGAAGCGGTGGAACGCGAATATCGCGGTGAAGTCGAGTTCAAGATCCCGTCCTTCTCATCGTTCCACCGCCACTCGTTTAATATCGCCGTCGCCACCAAGCGCATGGCGGACGTGCGCGAGATCGCCGGCTCCCTGTTCGAGCAGTATGATCCGGAGGAATCGGACCAACTGACGATCATCGCCACCGAGGCGATCAAGACGCTTGTGTTCGAGATCTATATGTCGCGTGGCGACAAGGTCGAGGCGAAGGATGCCAATTACATGGCGTCCGCGCTGCGCGCTGCCGCCCAGGCACAGAACGTTTCGTCCGATCGGCGACGCAAAGTCGAGGCCGAATTTGCTGCCAAGGCAAAGGAAGCCGTCAAGACCGTCCAGAAGGCCAAGGGTCTTTCGGACGAAGCCGCCAGTGACATTCTCGACAAGCTGCTCGGTGTCACGAAATGAGCGGTCCCCTCAGCAAGGAACAGTGGGCCGAGGCCCGCAGGCTTTCCACCGACGCCGTGCTGGAGAAACTGGAGCGCCGCAAGGCGCTTCTGCCTTATCAGCAAAAGACAATCGGGCTGCTCGAAAGCGTATCGCTGTGCCCGGTCCTTTTCATCGAGAAGAGCCGCCGCATCGGCCTGACATGGGGCTTTGCCTCGTATGCCGTTCTTCGCGCTGCCCGTTCGCGGGCTGCCGGCGGCATGGACGTGATGTATATCTCCTATTCGCAGGAGATGACCCGCGAGTTTATCGACGCCTGTGCCATGTGGGCGCGCTCCTTCAACGAAGCAGCGGCGGAGATGGAAGAATTCGTCTTCGACGACAGTGACGAAGACGGCGAGCGTGCCATCCAGGCATTCCGCATCAAGTTCGCCTCGGGCTTCGAGATCATCGGCCTATCGTCGGCACCGCGATCCCTGCGCGGCAAGCAGGGCGTGGTGATGATCGACGAGGCAGCCTTCGTCGATAACCTCAAGGAATTGCTCAAGGCGGCGCTGGCCTTCCTCATGTGGGGTGGGCAGGTCGTGGTCTGCTCGACCCACAACGGGGTCGACAACCACTTCAATGAGCAGATCCAGGACATCCTTGCCGGCCGCAAGCCCTATGCGCACCTTCACATCGATTTCGATGAAGCCCTTAGGGATGGGCTTTATCAGCGCATCTGCCTTGTCACCGGGCGGGAGTGGACGCCCGAGGCCGAAGCCGAGTGGCGCGAGAGCATCATCAAGTTCTACGGCGACGGTGCCGATGAAGAGCTTTTCTGCATTCCGACCCAAGGGTCCGGCACATGGCTTGCCGCGCCGTTGATCGAGGCGCGGATGACGCTATTGCCGGAAGAGGCACCGATCATCCGCATCGATCTCCCGCTTAACTTCCTGCACCTCTCCCGGCTGGAGCGTGCCGTCCTGATGGCACCGCATATCGCCGCCATTGCCATGGCGCTGAAGCGGCTGGACAAGAACCGCCGTCACGCCTTCGGCTTCGACTTTGCACGCGTGGCGGACCTTTCTGTCGCGCATCTCCTGTCGATCGACGCGCTCCTTCGTCGCCGATCTGCGTTGACGGTCGAGATGCGCAACGTCCCCGGTGACGAACAGAAGCTGATTACCAGGATGATTTTGAAGGGCGCACCGATGATCGTCGGTGCGGCCTTCGACGCCACCGGTATGGGCTGGACGGTCGCCGAAGACATGGGGCGTATCTTCGGCTTCCACGATGCCGATCATCCCGGCGGCATGATCCACGCCATCAAGTTCTCCCAGGACTGGTATCGCGTGAACATGCCGCCGCTCAAAGCGGCCTTCGAAGACGAAGGCATGCTGGCGCTCGTCAAGGATGATGAGCATGTCGCGGATCTTCGCCTGGTCAAAATCATCCGCGGCATTCCGATGGTCCCGGATGCACGAACCGGGGAAACCAACAAAAAGCGTCACGGCGACTTCGCCATCGGTCTGGCGCTGGCGCACTACGCCTCCCGCCACCAGTGGCACGAATACGGATACCAGTCCGTCCGCGATCTCGATGATGAGGCTGCGGGCGAGGACGACGACGACAGTTACAATGGGAGGCAACATTGGTGAGCACCCGCACATCATCCATTCTCGGGCCGGATGGGCGCCCGATCGTCGTTTCAGTGCTTTCGGAGGAGATCGCCACACCGACGCTTGCCGGCGTGCGCCGCACCCATGAGGATCGTGTCGCCAGCGGCCTGACGCCGGAACGGCTCGGCACCATTCTGCGCGATGCAGCCGTCGGCGATGCGCGGTCGTATCTGACGCTGGCCGAGGAAATGGAGGAGCGCTACCTGCATTACGCTTCGCAGCTCCAGACGCGACGCCTTGCCATCGAAAGCGTCGATCCGACGATCGAGGCGAATGGTGCGCCGACGAAAATCGTTGACGCGGTCGAGGACATCATCAACGACGACGGCTTCCTGGAAGCGCGCGGCCATCTGCCGGACGCGATCAACAAGGCCTATGCCTGTGTCGAGATGATGTGGGAATACGAGCGTAGCGCGCTCCGTCCGGTGGAGTATATTGACCGTGACGCCCGCTTCTTTCAGATGGATCGTCTGTCGCTCCGCAAGCTGCGTTTGGCGGTTGATGGCTCGATCGAGGGCGAAGAGCTGCCGGAGGCGAAGTTCCTGCGCCATGTGCCTCGCACCCGCCTCGGTCTGCCGCTGCGGCGTGGCATGGCCCGGCCGGCGGCTTGGGCCTATCTCATCCAGCAGTTCACGCTGCAGGATTGGGCGGCCTTTTCCGAGGTCTATGGCATGCCGCTGCGCGTCGGCAAATACAACAGCGGTGCGAGCGCTGCCGACAAGCGCACGCTTTTGAAGGCAGTCGCGTCGATCGCCAATGATGCCGCCGCCATCATCCCGGCCGGCATGGAGATCGAGTTCCACGAGGTCAGCGGCCAGAACGGCGCGGCGGTGTTTGGCGGATTGCTCGACTACATCGACAAGCAGATATCGAAGCTGGTTGTCGGGCAGACAATGACGTCGGACAACGGCTCCTCGCTTGGCCAGGCCAAGATCCACAATGAGGTGCGTCTTGAACTTCTCCGCGCTGACTGCCGACAGCTTGCCATCACCATCAACCGTGACCTGATCCGGCCGTTCATCGATCTCAATTTCGGGCCGCAGGAAAAGTATCCCTTCATCCAGTTGCCGGTTCCGGACCCCGAGGATGTCCAGGCGCTGTCCTCGGCTCTCGGAACGCTGGTTCCGCTCGGCCTGAAGGTCAAGCAGGCCGAGGTGCGCGAAAAGCTCGGCCTGTCCGATCCCCAGGACGACGACGAGTTGCTCTCGCCGCCGGCGGCTACACCAGCCCCGACGGCGACCGAGCCTGACCCGAAGGCCACGTCGAAGACGCCAGCCGTGAAAGAGGCAAAGAAGGCTGCCAAGGCCGAGGACGTGAAGGCAAAAGTTGCCGCGCTGTCGGCTATCGTTTCGGACCATAAGCGTGCCTGCCACTGCGGCGCATGCGAGGCGCTGGCTGCGGCCGAGGCTGGCGAGCCGGATGCACTGGATCAACTCGACAGCCTGTTCGCCACTGCCATGGACGACTGGCAGGCGATGGCCGATCCCATCGTGCAGCCGATTGCCCAGATCATTGAAACGGCCGGCTCTTTTGAGGAGGCTTTGAAGATGCTTCAAACCCATCGACCGGATGCCTCAAAGCTTGCGGATCGTCTCGGCCGGCTGACCGCCATCGCGCGCGGCATCGGCGATATTGCCGATTGATCCGATGGCAGAGATCAAGAAGGGGTTTTCACCGCCGGCAGAGGTGACAGGCTATTTCGACGGCAAGACCAATGCCCCGGCCTTTTCGTGGCTTGATGTCTGGGCGGAGGAACACGCCTACAAGTTCACCGTTGCCAAGGCCGTCGAACTGGACGTGCTCAACGCCTTCCGCTCGACGGTTTCGTCGGCCACCCATGCCGGGCGTGGGTTCGACAACTGGAAGGACGATATCCGCAAGGAGCTGACGAAGCTCGGCTGGTGGGGTCCGCGTATGGTGTCGGACCCCAATGGCATCGATCCCGACCGTATGGTGGATTTCTCATCCGATCGGCGGCTGAAAACCATCTTCTGGTCGAACATGAACAGCGCCCGCGCCGCTGGCCAGTGGGGGCGTGCCCAGCGATCGAAGAAGGTTTTGCCTTACGTTCTCTATGTCCGCACCACCTCCGCAGATCCGCGCCCGGAGCATCTGGCATGGGTCGGCCTCATCCTGCCGATCGACGATGCATTCTGGGCCACGCATTGGCCGCCGAACGGCTGGATGTGCAAGTGCCAGGTGCGGATGATCTCCGCACGCGAAGCCCGCACCCTGATCGGCACAAAGCGCGTAGTCGGCAAGAATGCGGACGGGGAGGACATCGTCGTCTGGTACACCGACAAGCCGGCCGACCTTGGACCGGATGTCGAGTTCCGCAACCGGCGCACTGGCGAGATCATGAAGGTGCCGCCCGGCATCGATCCGGGCTGGCACACCAATCCCGGCCTGTCCCGCGCTTCGACGCTGATCGCAAACTTCGAAGCCAAGCTTGAAGTTGCGGCCAAGGAGGATGCAACGCGGGTGCTGAAGGAACTCTGGGAAGACCCGTATCTTCGCATCGCGCCACGCCTGCCGGAAAAGGTCTGGCTGCCGGCCGGTCATAATCCGGCACTGGCCGAAAGCCTAAAGGCTGTCTCGCCCGTGATCTCCATCACGTCCGAGGAGATCGCCAAGCGGCTTGAGAAGCACGATATGACGGTGGACGATTTCGCGGTGCTGCCGGATCTCTTGTCCGATGGTGCGATGCTCCCGGACATTGCCGGCAAGGAGAACACCAGGACGCTGCTCTGGCGGATCGGCAAGACGATCTGGCGCGGCTTCGTTTCGGTCTCGCGCACGGGCTACATGCGGGCGAACTCGCTCCATCAAAAGGACGGTGCAGAGTTGCGGCGGCAGATTGGT